TGCGCTGATCAGGCTTGAGCACATCGACACCACGGGACAGCGACCATGATCAAATGGACGAACACACGCACCGACGACCCGCGACCGCTGCGGATCTTGCTACACGGTGAGAGCGGCGCGGGAAAGACGCACCTTGCACGGACGGTGCCCGACCCCTCGCGATGTCTGCTTGCGATGGTCGAAGACGGGGCGCTATCCCTCGCAGACGTTGACATGCCCGCAGCGCGGATCCTGCGGTCTGCGGATCTTGACGAGGTGTGCAAGGTGCTCGCAAGCAGTAAGGGCAAGGCGATCGACTGGCTTTATGTCGACAGCATCACCGCCTGGGCTGAGATGATCCTGCACGAGGAGCTTGCGGCGACACCCGACCCGCGCCGCGCGTACGGCGGGATGCAGGATCGCGTCAAACGCTGGCTTGCTGGCACCATGGCGACGATGCCGCAACACGTTGTTTGCACAGCAAAGCAAGAGCGGATCCAGAGCGACACCAACAAACGCACAATGCACGTCCCGAACATGCCCGGTCAGACGCTCACGCATAAGTCACCGATCGCGCACGACTTTGACGCCGTGTGGTGCCTGCAAGTGCGCGAAGACGCCGACGGCACCGCTCAACGGTGGATACAGACGCAGCTTGCAGCGGACCCCGGCAACCTAGCCAAGACCCGCGATCCGTGGGGGCGCGTGCAGCCCTGGGAATCGCCCGACCTTGCCGCGATCGCCGCGAAGCTATGCACCCACCCGCAACAGGAGCCCGCCTGATGAGCTACGATCCGAACAAGTACCGATCCACATGGAGCGACGACGACAGCGACGACGCACCGCAGCAGCACGACAACACACCGATCCCCGCTGGAACATACGAAGCGACGATCAACGCGATCACCGAGCGCGAAGTGCGAGCGGGCGGCGATGCGCTGTCCGTGTGGCTCGATGTCGCGGAAGGCAAGCACGACGGTCGCCGCGTCTTCGATTGGATCAATCTCGACCTACCGCAAAGCCCGCAAGCGTCAGAGATAGGGCAACGCACGTTTCGCCGCCTGTGCCGCGCCGCTGGCTTTGTCGATGGACCGCCCGCCGAGCTTGAGCAGTTGATCGGGGAATACGTCAAGATCCGCGTGATTGTGCGCCCCGCCCGTGGGCAGTACACGGCAAGCAATCGCGTCGTGGCGTACCTGCCGATGGGCAAGCCCGCCGCAGGATCAGGGATGCCGATCCCCGTCAGCGACACAGCCCCGGCAGCGGCAGCGGCAGCAGCGGACACGATGATCGACCATGGCGATCTTCCGTTCTAATGGCGTTTCGGTTGATCAACGCTGACTGCGTGCAAGCGATGCAGGCGCTCCCCGATTGCAGCATTGACGCGATCGTGACCGATCCCCCGTATGGCTTGAGCCCTGACGGCAAGGCGCGGACGTGGGACGACATCACAGACGGCAGAGCGCGTGGCGGTTTTATGGGTAAGGCTTGGGATTCTGCCGTGCCCGGTGTCACCTGGGCTCGACAGTGCTTGCGAGTGCTCAAGCCAGGCGCACACCTGATCGCGTTCGGCGGGACACGGACGATCCACCGCTTGACGTGTGCTGTGGAAGATGCCGGTTTTGACGTGCGCGATATGCTAACATGGCAATACTACAGCGGATTCCCAAAATCGCTGAACGTGTCGATCGCTATTGATAAGGCGGCGGGCGCGGTGCGCGAGGATATGGGCCCGCGCCGCCTGCCAAACGGCAAGGCGCACGAATACAATATCGGGTTCGGCGAGGGCGACGGGTTCAAGAGTTCCGCCGTGCCATCGCGGATCACAGCACCCGCAACCGACGACGCGAAACGCTGGGCAGGATGGGGAACGGCAGTCAAACCGGCATACGAACCCGCCGTGCTTGCCCGTAAGCCGCTGATCGGGACGGTCGCCCACAACGTGCTGACGTGGGGCACTGGAGCGCTCAACATCGACGCCTGCCGCTATGCTTACGGCGATCCCGCTTGGCCGGGACCGTCTGATCCGTCAGCGCCGGGAGGCAAGATCAGGCCCGTGCGCGGCGCTTTTGGAAGTGAGCACGATCCGCCGCTGCCGCTTGTCCCGCCGCCGCCACCGCACGCCCTCGGCAGGTTCCCCGCCAACATTTACGCATGCCCAAAACCCAGCAGAGCAGAGCGGGAGCAAGGTTGCGGACACCTCGCGCCGATGACAGCGGCAGAAGTGACCGATCGCAGACCTGACAGCGCAGGAGCAAAGCACGCGCGATCGGGAATGACACGCACCGGAAACGTCCACAACACACACCCGACCGTAAAGCCGATCGGCGTCATGCTGTGGCTGTGCAAGCTGATCACACCGATCGGCGGGACCGTGCTCGATCCTTTCACCGGCAGCGGCACGACCGGGATCGCCGCGCTCCGTGCCGGGTTTGATTTTATCGGCATCGAACGCGAGCCCGACTACGTTACGATCGCCCGTGCACGGATCGTCGGTGACAATCCGCTATTCAACATCGAGGCACCATGACCGACCGCAACCCATTCCGATACATCGAGCGGCACGAGCCCCGACCGGTGCGCTACTTCCGACACGGCGAGATGGCACGCGAAGCAGATCCGCCCGATTGGGACGCGATCGCCCGCCGCCGAGCATCGGAAGATGGACCGACCGATCCAAACGACGACCACGACCGCTGCGACAGCGGTGACTTTGACGATTGACCATGACCGACACAGCACGAGAAACAAGCGACGAAGCACGCCTGGACGCATTCGATGCGGTGCTCTGGGCTTCCCGCGTCCCAGAACGCGAGGTGCGCCGCCTTGCCGGGATCGACCGGCAGGCACGGTGGCGCTATGCGGCAGGATCGGCACCGTCGCTGCGAACGATCGCCCGTGTCGCGATAGCGGCAGCGCTTGCCAGCAGCGAAGATCCCGCCGCCATCGCCGCCACGCTCACCGATGACACGCGGCGCATGTTGGGTGAGCTATGAACTCAAGCGCACCCGCCGCCCGCCGCGCTCGTGCTGTCGAATCGTTCAGATCCGCAGCGCTTGACCTCGCGCCCATTGAACGCGGGATGTCGCTCTTTGCCGTCACCCGTGGGCAATGGTCGATGATTGACGCGATCTTGGTAGTGCTCGACAGCGTGCCCGGTCCCTGTGCGATCTCGCTTTGGACTTGGACGATCGCAGATTACGACCTGCGCTGCGTTTCTCAATTGATGCGCTGTGGTCGTGTCTCGTCCGCACGCCTGATCATCGACTTAGCGGCACGCAGCAAAAACGGACCCGTGATCGACTCTTGGATCGAAATGTTTGGCCCCGCGTCTGTGTCGTATGTTGTCACCCACGCAAAGATCGCACGCATCGAAAGCACGGACGGTGCACGGTATCTGCTACGCGGATCAATGAACCTCAACAACAACCCGCGCTTTGAGCAATTCGACATCACGGAAGGGGGCGCAGACTTCGATCTGGTTGAGCGCATCGAAGCAGGCCTTCCGACCGGGAGCGACACCAACAACAGCGCCGCCCGCGCCGCGTCCAAAATCACAAGCGCATGGAGCGCAGCACAGCTTCAAATGTTCGGAGGCTTCAAGCCGTGGAAGAAATGACCCACACACGCGCGGTCGCGATCCTCCGTGCAGCCAACCCACGGCACGACGTGAGCGTTTTGCACCTGTACGCCGCCGCCTTTCTCATCTATCGCGAAGGCTCCGAAAACGTCACCAAAAGCGGCGCGGTCGTTGCCAACCCACGGACAGGTGAAGCCATGCCAAACCCGTATCTACCGATCATCGACAAGCAACGCGCGGCAATGCTCAAACTCGCAGACGCCCGCCGCCCGTCAGCGCTCAAGACTGCCGCGCTTTGGGAGCAAAAGCAGTGACCGCAACGATCGCCGTCGACCCTGGGATCGTCCGCTGCGGTGTCGTCCTACTCCGCGACCGCGCGATCATCTTCGCCACCGTGTGCAGCCCTGACGACTTGCGCGATCTGATGTGGGGCCTTGCGTACAACAACCCCGACGCACGCCTAGTCATCGAGCGCAGCGAAGACGGATATATACCCCCGACCCGCTGCCGACAGGTGAGCGAACTCAAGCGCTTAGAGGGCCGGATCGAAGCATGGCACCCGGCCGCAGAATGGCGACATCGGAAGGACGTGCTTGCAGCGCTGCGAGTCCCTGCCGTCCGTGGCGCAGGGCAGACAGACAAGGCCGTCCGCGCCGAGCTTGATCGGCTCTTTGGTCGTGCGCTCTTTGCCCGTGGCAAGCTGTGCCCAAAGCGCAAGCAAAAGCGACACAGCGGCGCATGCCCGATCTGTAACGGCAGCGGGCACGAGCGCAAGCCGGGACCGCTTGCCGGTTTAGGCGCAGACGGTGCCGATGCGCTCGCGCTTGCGGTGTCTGTGCAGACGGTGCCGATCGTGACAGTGACAC